TGACAACATGCCGCTTGAGCCAACGCTTGCACCGGCCGCTGCAAATGATTTGAGCAGCGGTGAGGAGATGAAGCGGAAGTCTTCGCATGCGCCAACTTCGCGGTCATGGATTGGCTTAAATGAGCCGTACTCTTCAACGCGTGTGAAGCCAGGCAAGTTGCGAATGTCAGACACGGCATCTGTGTGAACAAACACAATGTATGAAGGTTGCACAGCGCGTGTACCAAAGTTCACACCAGGCGCCAAGCGTGAGGTCACGCGGCGAGCTCGGTTGGACTCAAGGGTACGAGCCGATTTACGCAAAGCGTTTAAACTGACAGGCGTGTTCACTGCTGCTCGGCTCGAGCCGTTAGCGTAGATCACTGTAGAGCCAGCCTTCAAGACGCCGTAGCGAACCATCTCCATCACCTCAGCAAGGGTCTCGCCCGTGAGCTTGACCATTTCGCCAGGAATGTCGTCTTCGTACAGTTGCTCAACCTTGCTGGAGTACTTAAAAAGCACGCCGTATTGTTGTAACTGAACAGAAACGTCTTGGAACGAGATCGTATTGGAGTTGGGCGTTACGCCCTCGGCCAAAACAAAGTTACTCGCTGTGATATCAGGCGTACCAACATATCGAGAGGTGTTCTCAATCGTTGTGCCAGAGGTGGAAGCGCCAAAAGGCAAAGTGCGACGGAACACCAGGGTGTCTGTCGAGTTTTGCGGCATTTCGCGTTGTGTGCCAAAGTCACCTAGGACGGTGATAGGTTGGGCGTGCTCAAGCATGCCCTGTGCCGCACGAATTAGATTTCGCGATGCACTGGTGCCATAGTTTTGAATGGACATGGTAGTAGTTCCTTAAATATTGAGATTTCAATAACCACGCTGCGCTTTTGTTTTTTCGCGCTTTGTGGCTTCGTAGTTCCAGAGTTCTTCCGGCGAGAGGTCGTCCAGTGTTTTGGGCGGTGCCACTTGTCCCGGTCGAGTTACCGCGGCAGCAGCTAGACGTGCTCCGCGTTCTTGCTTGATTTCTGATGCAGGCTTTGCTTTTGCGCTTTGGAACATGTCCAACATGCGAATTGCATCCTTGGCCGAAGCTGAGCCAGCTAAAGCGCGGGTCTCTGGCGTTTGCACAGAGAACCAGTTGACAAACTCAGGCGTATTTACCGTCGTTTCCCAGTCTTCGTGCTTACCTTCAATGCGGGCTTTCTCTAACTCTCGCGTCATCTCCTGTCTGGTTTCAGAGACTTGCTGCTGCACATACCCAGCCACCTGTTCAGGGGTTAGGTTTTGCTGCTGCGTGACTCCAGCCATCTTGGCGGTGACGTACTCTTCCATGGCCCCTGCCCACTCAGGAAAATCTTCCTTGAGCTGATCCCATTTCTCAGGGTTGGCCGTTGCTGTAACGATCTGCTTTTGCGATGGCGCATCGGCGACTTGCCGGCGGGCCAACTCAGCGTCTCGTTGCATCGCCGCGACTCGACCCTCTGTCGTTTTGACGTGATGCAGCAATTGAGCGTTTGCTTGTGCCAGCTCGTCAATCTGAGCAAGCTTTGCTCTGACGGTGTCTGACAACCCAGCAAGAGGGTCTTCCGGTTCAACAATCTCGGGCTCTGGTTCGGGGCTTGGCGAAGCTTGCTCCGCGACAACGACCTCCTCTTTTGCGGGTGACTCATCACCGGCTTGGAGAATCGCTGCTTCCTCGTTCCAAAGCTCTTGCATGTTTTCTTGGTTTTCTTCCACTTTTCAAACGCCCATAAAAAAACCGCCTCAAGGGCGGTTTGACTAACAAAGCTAAACGGGATTAATCATCCGGTTCAGCGGCTACACCCCGAGTTGCCTGGTTAGGCAAGTCGAGAATTCTTTTAAGTAATCGGATTTCGCCGCGAAGAGCAGCAGTTTGAATTTGGTCTAAAACAGCGTCGTTCTTTAAACGCGCTTTTTCCAGCTCCTCTTGCGTCCACTTCTTAATTTGGTGCCAAGCAGGTGAGCCGAAATCAATCATAAAAAAAGGGCACAAGTGCCCGTGAGTCGTATTTTGATCAGACTAAATTCATTTGTCAATCGTCATTCCAAAAATCTCAACTTATAGAGAGTTGATTGATACAGGGCGACGGCTTCATCAATCAAATTGTGAAGCGCTGTTTCATTGCGCTTACATATTTCTTCACGGTTGTCTTCAATCCAAGCCATCTGCTGCTCAAGTACATCTGCAATTTCTCCAGCATATTCATTCTCCAAAAGTGGTATTTCAAGAAGTTCGTTGTAGCGACCTTGGTAGGCTTCAGCAAAAGCGTCTGCTCGATCAACAATCCCTTCATAAAAGTTGCCTAGTGCCATATGCGCCGCAAAGCTACCAGGTCCCGTGGCCTTCAAATGCGCACGGTGAGCCATGTCCCGTGCCAGGAATAAGAGAGCTACGTATTGGCCAGCCTCTCTCATCAGTAGGCTTTCTTATCAAACATCGCTTTAATAGCAACCACAACGCTAATCGATGAGCTTGTGCCGCCGCTTGAGACGGCGCGAATGTAACCGGGGTTTTCCGTTACTTTGCGAATACCTGCTGCCGTGAATGAAGTGTTTGTGCCAATCCAAGCATTCAGCGTTGACCAGTTGGTTCCGTCGTTCGAACCTTGGAGCATCGCCGTCGCACTTCCAAAAGTGCCTGAGACTTGTACAGTCAGATCGGCAGCATAAGGAACAGGAAAAGCTGTTCCGGTATCAGCATCGGCAAGAGCCCATGTCACTAAGACCGCGCCATTTAAGCTGTTTCTGTCAGTGGTTGCGTTTACTGTAGCCATGGTTATGCTTTCGTTGGATATAGATTAACCCAGGGGTTATCTGGGTTTTGGTTGATGCCGCCGTAGTAGTTGCCTGTTACACCAGAGAGTTTTGCGGCTGATGTTGAGTCCATGGCATTCGTTACCAGCCCATTTGGCTGCCCTGTCGTAGTTGGCGGGAACATCGTGTAGTTGTAAACGCCGGCGGCAATCGCAGCGGCGGGGCTGGGATATGCCGTGCCATCTGGCCCGTAGACTGCACCAGTAGAGGAGGCTCCAGGAGTTGCGCCTAGGCCACTTGTATTTGTTGCGCCCGTAGAAACCACACCTGAACCTGTTGTGAGGCTGGCTGCTGAAGAGGAGGCTGTACTTTTTTTCATCAAAGCATCTAGTTGCTTTTTTAAATCCGCATAACTTGTATTTAGTGTCCCGTATTGCTGACTTAATAACCCATAGTTTTTATTTAAATCAGAGTACTGACCTGATAAGTCTGACAAGCGCTCATCTGTATTTTTTTGAAATGGAATACCCGCTTTTGATAAGGCAGCCGCATCCATTGTTGTTACGCCGTTTGCCAACATTGCTGCTCTGCCTGCTGCTGTTAATTCTGTATTTGTATCTTTTAATAATGACAAATTACCTACACCGGTGTTGGCTATGGTATTGGCATACTTAGCTTTGTCTGCAGCGCTAATGGCGGAAGTGTCAAACTGACCACCACCTTTTGTGTACATTGACGATACCGCTGCATATCCTCCATATTTATCAAACTCTGATGTCGGCGCGCCAGTTGTCATTGACCTCTGCATCAAGTTTGTTGCAATATCATTTGTTAACGTATTGTTTGTTGCCGCAGCAGCGGTTGGAACAGTAATGCCTTTTAAGCTACCTAAATCAAAATCAGGAAAATATGCCTTGACGTCGGCTTGCGTTATTCCCTCTGAATTTATGTATTTTTGAACGTCGGCAGCATCACCCCTGTTGTATTTTGTGGCCAGTACTGAAGCCGTTATTCCGTTTATAGCCATGATGTTTCCTTAAATGCCTGATCCAGCGACCAGCTTTAGTCGTTGCTCAGCGGCAAAGAGTTCTTTCTTGCCGCGCTCTTTGATGGCCGTGTCAGCCAGCTTGGCTTTGATTTGTTCCAAAGTCATGTTCTGAGTGTTGGAGAGCTTGAGCATCTCGATCTCGCGGGTCATCTGCAGCTCTGCCATGCGCATCTGCGCTTGTTGCTGAGCGATCTGCTGGCGGGTTTGAAGCTCCATCATGTCGCTTTGGTTCTGCACCTTGGCTTGCTCCATCGTGGACTGAGCCCTGATCTGCGCCGCCATAAGCCTTGGGTCTTGCTGCTGCCCTTGCTGCGCTACTTGCTTTTGCTGCTCTTTGATCTGCTCGATCTCTTCGTCTGACTTAAACACCTCAGCCGGGTCGATATGCTGCGCTTGTAATGCTTTCTCAAACAACTTCTTGGTGTCCAAATACACACCATAGATCGGATTGGCACCAGCGGCCAATAGGTTAAGGAATGACTGGTTCTGAATGTCCCGAACCAAAAGAGCACTAGAGCCCCTTGCATCGATGGAGAAGTCGCCTTTGATTTCCTCATCGTCGTTGTACATCATGTTGTAGTCGTAGTAGCGCTTGATGTGGGGCTTGGTGACCATGTCATCGAACTGCTTGACCAAGCGGCGAAGTACAACATTGCTGTTATTCATCAAGAGCTGCATTCCGCCCACGGTATCGGGTGCACTGCCCTTCTCTCCTTGCATCAACATGGGCACTCCAGTTTCCTGATCAGCAAGTTCTGCGGCCATCTTGATAATGGCTGAGAGCTCTGCTTGATGCGAGTTGAACTCGAACGTCGTAAACGCTTTACGCACATCGTCCACGTCATCACTTGCGTACCAAATCTTGCGGCTACTGAGCTGCCACTGTTTGTCAGCTGGCTGAATCGTGCCGGCCTTGATCACGATCTGCGGACCACTGGAAACTCCTGCGTTGTCCATCATCTGGCGCCACGCGGCATTCAATACTTTCTGTTGGGCACGCATCAAGTACGGAATCCCGTATCCCCAGCAACTGCCCGAGACCTTCTCCCAAACAAAGAAGTCATAAGGAATGTCACCGTTTTCAATCGGGTTCAAAAATGCTTTGACCACGGTAGAGTTGATCACCACCACACACGCGCTGATGGTTTTGAGCTCATCGTCCTCTTTGTCGATACCCTCAACGCCCGAGGCCAGCAAATCCTCTTTATCGATTTCGCCCCAGTACTCCCAAACGTCGTAAGTCGCCTTGGTCTGATCACGCTCAGTCTCATCGCGTAGCTCTTGGAGAGTGGCACTTCTCTGTGGGCCCTCTTCCAGCACTTTTCTTAATTGATCCTTCATGTAACCAGGCTGCTTTGCGAGGTCCCGCACTTGCTTTGCCGTCATCTGAGTGCGCTCGTAAATGCCTTTACCGTCGTGAATATCTTCACCGGCCGCTGGATCAGGCCAACAGTTACGGGGGTCGACCCTGAAGCTTGCTGGATCGATCTCTTGGACCATCGCAATTTGATGAACTGTCTCGCCGTAGCCATCCGTCATGGGTTGCCAAGCTTTGCGCATGCGGTTTGTAACTACGGGACCTTTGATGACCCCAGTGCCCAAAACGGCAGCGTCATGCATGACCTTGCGAATTTCACCGTTGTACTCAGCTTCTATGAGTTGGTCGTCAATGGCGCGCTGCATTGCATCAGCCCTGTCGCGTGCTATCTCCATCATGTTTCGCGCAATGTCCTTGTGCGCCATGGGCTTGCCCGTCTTGGGATCAACCATCTGCTGACCAGTTGCCGGGTCCACAGCAGGTTGCTCGCTCTTGGTCATGCCCATCATCTTGGGATCAGGCGTTGGCTGGATACCCCAGTTACGGTCATCCGTTGGTAGCAATATGTCCGAGAGGCGTGCTTCTGCGCTGTTTGTCTTTTGGCGAGTCATGCCGATGAATACAGTTGATCTATGCGCCTTTGCATGGTTCACCGTGACTGGGTAGCCCTGTTCCACACTAGTCATCATTTGGCTTGCGGCGCGGTTGACGTTATCTTTGGCGTTGTACTGGTCTTCGTCTTCTAACCAACGCTTGTCTACGCCATAGCTGTATCGACTTCTGATCCACTCATCTCGCTGCTGAGACAAGCCAGCCCCAAACGACTGCAAGCGATCCTCGTCCCTTTGCTTAGCCAGGTCGGGGTCAGTGGTTTCGATTTCTACTTGAGCCTGGTTGGGAAAGTCCATGTTCATCCTAGTACCCAGCTACTGGGTCAAATAAGCCAAACTCAACCACAGGCATCGCCATTTGCGAAATCCTGCTGCTGGCTTCTTCCTGTGTCTTTGCTTTGCGGCGCATCATCATTGCGTAGCGGGTTGCAGCCATCAGGTCATCACCCGACTTGACGATCAAGCCTTCTTTGCGGTGGTAGAGCCTGAACTCTTCAAACCAGTCGTCAAGGTGCGAGAACACTCTGATACGCATGGTCTGCATCCTGGCCAGCATCTCACTCACACCAGCCTCTAAGCCGTTGCTGCCGTCTTCAAATGTGGCTCTGTGGGGCAGCATATTCACTCCAGCGTTTTTGTACTGCTGGGCTAATTGGTCACCAGAGCCTTTGTCATGCTGCAGCCCGTCGTGTGGCCATGCCACTGGGCACCACTCGCCTCTGCCGCGAATGGCTGCTGCGTGAATTGGCACACTGGCTTCCTTTTGCCTGTAGCAGTCTGTGACATACAAAGTGTCTGTGTCTCGGTCCCAAGCAAGCCACACGGCGGCTGTAGGGTGGCCCCATCCGAAGTCCAAGCCAACAATTCGTGGCCAGTAAGCTGGGATCGGGAAGGGGCTGACTTTGATAGCTGACTCAGCTACTGGGAAAACTCGACCAGAGCCCATGACTGGTATGCCCTTGGCCCTTGCTTCTCTTTCATGCTCTGGATAACTTGCGATGATCGATTTACGTTCCGCTTCTGAGTAGTGCTCAGCGTCATCGATCGTCATCGTGGTGGTGATGGCGCTCTCTGGCTTTTCAAGCAGAAACCGTTTAACCACGTCCGACATACCCAGGAGCGGCGTGAAGGTCACGAACACCATGCCACCTGTGGCTTGAGTTCGAGTCAAACCCTCAGAGTAAATTGTCAGGGGTGGCTCTTCGTCAAACCACACGCCATCCACGGTGTCAGCTTGCCACTTGCTGCGGCCTTGGTCATAGCTGTTGAACTGGATCACGCTATCTTCACCATTGATGTGCTTCACAACAGCAGAGCTGATCGCATCTGGTACCCCAGGGCGCATGCTGGTGTCTTTGAGTAGCTCAAACGGAATAGCACCTGTACCCCACTCATCTCGAATCTCGGGTGGGCCAATCAGCAGTCGCTGTACACCCTTCCTGGTTAACTCAGCTGACTCCGAACCCACTAGCCATCGGGTGGCATGCTGGTAGCGCCGGCCCTGCCACCAGTCTGGATATAGCCCAGTGACATGCATAGCAACCTCAAATGCACCGGCCCAGGTTTTGCCAAGTTGGTTACCGGCCATAAACAACCGCTCTCGGAAAGAGCCGGTGTGGTGAAAATCTTTTTGCTTTGTGTAGGGCTTGTAGTTGGCTAAACGGTCTCGTTTGAATCTCAGATTTTTGAGGCGCATCAACTCGTAGAGTTCACGCTTCTCGTCTTCATTCAAAGCTGCCAGATTCACACTAAAGCCTTTGCCATGAGAGCTTGCAACCGCTGATCGAGCTGGTCGTTGCTAAGCTCCAGGTGGCCAGAGACCCTCATCTCAACGGCCTTAAGCTTGGGCTGGGTATAGCTCAAAAGTTCGTTCAATACCCTGAGCTTGGTGTCGTTGTCCACGGCATCCACCATCATGTGTCTGCCGTCCTGGTCAAGAACTGGTTGCCCTGAACGATCAGTCACCATCACTTTGGCCTTGAGGATTCGGATCATCTCAACGGTAGGATCAAGCCCCTCGTCAATGAGCGCCTCGTACACCGGCACCAAATTGATTGAGCCTTTTTTCTTGGACGAGCGCTTCCGGTCTTCATGCCCCGTGTGAAACGGGTTGGCCCCAAGCAGGTCTTGCACAGTCGCCAGTTGGGGCGGTGCGCCTGCCAGATCAGGCAAGCGAGTCACCGAGTGGTGTTTAGCCATGAAAGCGGCTTAAACTTTCCCAGGAATCAAGCCACTGGCAAAGCCAGGTGGTGATTTGGGCTTAGTAGCACCAGATTTTTGTGGTGTGGCGCAGTTATCTGGAAATTTGACTGAAACCATTCCTGGCTTCACACCTGCGGCGGCCTTCTCATTGCGAGCGGGTGGGTTGCTGTAGTTTTGCATCGATTTTCTCCGTTAAAAATAAGAAACTCCTAGTCAAGGAGCCGTAAAAAGCTTGGAAACCCGCATGTTTCCTTGAGAGACCTTGAAATTTGTCCCTTTTTTGTCCCTAGGCGTAGGTTTTTTGCTCTTTTGATCTGAGATTCGCTTCTTCATTCCACATACGCTC